GCCACAGCCAGATTATCGATTTGATGGAATCCATTATCAATACTGGATGGATCACCAAAAACGGTGCTGTTGTGGTCGTTCCGGCTGCCATAGATTCCCCTGTTCAAAGAATCTTTTGACAAGAACGGCAAAAAAAAATATTATGCCTCTCCTTGGAGAACTTTCTGCCGATATTCTCTAAATTCTTTTTTCCCTTGGATGCTTTTAAGGTATTCGGTACCAGTCGGTTGCGCAGATTTCCCTACTTCATTAGGAGATCTTGGCTTCTGAGCGTTCTCGATTATTCTCTTAGCATCATTTGATCCAGACTTCTGGCGAGGCTTTTCTTCCACCAAATGCATGTAATCATCAACGATTTCGTTGGCACGGGCTAAGCGATTTACAGCGTTCTCAAGCGTAGATGCTAACCAAGGTTTCTTGTCTAAGATTGGTTTCAAATACGTGTTAATCTTTTGAACGGCCGCAGGATTCATATCTTGATACACTTGCTCCAAGATTTCTCTTTTCGTTAGAGCCTTCTCTTGTTGAAAAGATCCCTTTGTCACTAATGCCTCAGGGTCTTCTTGCTCTTCAGGCTGTTTAGAATCTCTAGACTGTCTCTCCATCAATTCTTCATAGACTTTGGTTCTAGCCTCGAGATCTTGTCGCTTACGACGCTCAGCTTGGAGGGCAGCAAGTGGAACCATCTTTGGTTCTTCTTGATGTGTCTCTTGCGTTTCAGCTTCAAGATGCTCGGAGACAACATCCTGAGTTGCTTCTTGTTCTTCTGTACTCATAAAACTCCCTAGAGGACTGCCATTACTTCGGCAGCAAGATTGTTGAACCCGTATTTTCGCCGGTTACACGAATGGACTTACCTAATGTTGGAAAACTGAGAAGATCACCTGGATGCATGACCCACAGTAATGTTTTTACGCCTCGTCTATTGTCCACTTCATAGACAAAGCTTTCTCGAATGACACGTGGCTTTTCTGCACATGCTTGTAGAAAAGGGCGTATGATATCTTTACCTTTACGCTTCTCTACTTTGGCTTTGCCAAGAATCCAATACTTGTCTTGATGCTGGTTGGCATTCATGACTTTCTCTAATTCCTTGTTAAAGTGGGATGTGATTCCCTCTCTAGTCTGGATATGTTCATTTAATTGGATACTGGCAGGCGTTATTAGCATGGTTATACTCTTGTTAGACTAAGATGGACGTCCACGTAGGCTTTCTTTTTTCTCTTGCTCATCTTTATGTCGCATCGCTTTCATACGATCGGAGTTTCCATAGCCTGGTCCAATATCAGAACCCTTTTTTGGAACGCTTAACGGATTAGTTTTAGTGCTATATGCACCAAATGCACTTGCGCCTGCAGAGCCTTGTGGGGGCTGATAACCGGGGTTATTTTGTCCACCATAAGTCTCCATTCTTGGCATCATCTTGTTAGATGTGGATGTACCCTTAGCCATATCTTTTCCTATTGTTTAAGAGACTGTGCTGTTTCCATGTCGTTTTGCAATTCAGCCTGTGCCGATTGCTGTTCTTGCTGCCGAATTTCAGCAGCGAGCCTTAATACCTCGGTCAATCTACTGCGAGGAATATCTTCTATTTCGGCGATCGTTTTTGCGTTATCTAAAAATGCCTTGGCATAATTCTGTACCACTTCTGATTCGCGCTCTTTTGCCAATCCAATGTCAGATAACACACGCGCTCTACGTTCTTCGGCTAGTGCTGTCGATTGATTAATGGAAGCCATGTCCATCATCTTTTTCACTTCCATGATCTCTTCTTCTTTCTTGGCGGCTTGGGCTTGTTGCTCTTGTTGTTGAGCTAATAACTCGTGAATTTTGGTAGCCCCTTGTAGAGGCGCAGCCTGTAGAATCACATCCCATGGTATTGGAGCACCCAAGGCGACTAATTGCAGCAATTGATAGTAATAGGCTTCGCGTTGTGTCGCAGTCTTAACAGCCTGTTTGATGGCACAATCGTATTCTTCGAATTGCCCAGAGAAGAATTCTTCAGTGGGTTGCTCGCCAATGATGCGTTCAATCTTTCCAGGCGAGTAATTCTTTTGAATACATTCAATCACCAACTTGCCCAAATACTTTTTGGATTGCTCTAGATTGTCAAAGATGCCTCTGTTTCCTTTAAGGCCGTTTGAGGCTCTAACCTCTGCCAACTTCCCTGACACCTGGCTGTCGCCAATAGCAGAAAGACCAAGCAACTCGTCAGAAGCACCAGGGATTTCCATGATGTTTTTATCGATGATATCTTGGTATTGCAGATAGCCTGGAGGTATGTTAGGGGGCGAAATCTCTCTAATATCCGCATTAACATCATATCCTTCGTTAACGACAATTTGTTTGCCTTGTCCAGCTTGCATCAACATAGCGGGATCTAATACAGCACCGTTTTTGGTGATCCATCCAGTATTGATAATGGATTCCATCAAATCGATAATCTGGCTGTGACGGCGATTGTATTGTCGTTGGGCATCTCTAACAGAACGCACGATCCCTTGTATTTTTAATTCAAACGTATCAATCAAAGGCTCGTGATACATTAATATTAATACAAAAGGATAATCGTCTAACCCTGTTGGATCTGGACCGCTATATAACAGTTGACCAGACACAATGATATTCAACTCAACAGTGCGCTTGTAAGAAGTGATGAATTGTAAACGTGGTGTCTGTTTCAGTAATTCTTTCAGCGCTTTCTCTTCGTCTTTATCGCCATTCCACTCTTCTGTAACACCAGTCTCCATATCAACAAGATATTTCTGTTCTTTGTTGATGCGTTTCCAGTATTGATCATAAGTGCAAAGGTTTTTTGCTATGTAAGTTGAGTTGTATTGCCTGTAGATTCCCAAGTATTGATATTTGTTATCGCGTATCCCTGTAGGCAAATTCTCAATAATACTTGGATCAACCCATGGCAACATGGATTTTATTTGTTCTTTAGATAACAGATCTCGTGTGGAGCACTGATCACAGTCACTGAGATCCCGTTTCGTGAAATATGGATCTAACATCAACGCATTGAATGGCTTCCAATACATCTTGATATCGCCATTGACTTTGTCGTTGGTGTAATCCATGTACAAACCAACAATCGCCAGCCCAGTCTTTAGTGAATGCTCAAAGCCCTCTGAGATCACATAGTCGGCATTCGCTTTTTCGTAGACGTAATACATCACATCAGAAAACTGATCTGCCGTCTTTACGTCAGAGTCTTCCATTGGTGTACATACGGTCGCTGTTCTGTTTTCTCTCTCGTATCCAGAATACAAATTCACAACGCGACGAATCTTGTTCAATTCCAGAATCATTCGATTCTGTTTTTCCAGCTTCGATTTCTCTAGATTGGTCCAGTTGTCGCCAGCGTATGCTCTAAGATCACGATATGCTTGCGAATAGTAAATGCCCCATGTTCTATATGCATCATAGAAAAAACTGTTGAACTGTGCTACTTTGTCATTTCCACCTAATCCAATAAACGTCATGCTGCTCTCCTTGACTGTGAGGTCATATACGAAGTATTGTAGTCGTCATAAAAGGGAGAGTCTTCATAGCCATTCTCTTCTCAGTCTTGCCCATTCTTCAGCCGTTAAACCTGCACTTGAACCAGTTCTTTGCACCGCTTCTGCACAATAGATCAAAGCCTTGGAACCATGTGATGCCCAGTCGTGGCAGCTTTTCTCTCTGTAACAGCCCAATTTCTCATTCCACTCTTTTCTAAATGCTTCGATCGCTTTAATTCCCTTGTCGCATTTGTGCTGATCAAAGAAAAAGCGCGGTAACATGTTTCTTAAACATTCGATACCAAACATTTCATTCGTGTCTCGTGGAATAATATCAATCTTGAAACCCAAACCACGTGCAATATCAGCTAAACTTTTACCGCTTTGTGCAGATCTAGATGCGGCATCGTGTGGCATAAAGTGCTTTTCGTAAATGTACGGCTTCTCTTTTAACCATTTCACATAATGCGCTACTGCTTCGCCGCTGTTTTCGTAATAATCAATGCAATGCACTTCTTTACCGACCAATTGAAACACCCAAATCGCTGTGCTGTCGCTAATACCAATATCCCAAGCCGTGTATGTTTTGGCGTTGTCGTCGTATGGAAGATGGCAAATTCTACGCTCTTGTCTGGCTATGGATATTATTTTTGCGAAATAATAACCCTCGTTAGCGGTTTCAAACGCCT